TCATGCAGATTACTAAGAAAAGCAGAGACTTCATTCTAAACGCTATAGAGCAAGGTGTAATGCCTGGGTCAGTAGTAAAACATGATTCAGGTAAAAGAAGTACTTACATCCCTAGAAAGGCTTTCATGGATTACATGAACAATTATTATAGAGCTCCTTCGGATAAGTTGATTGCAGCAGTGGTAGAGGAGCTCACTAAAAGAAAGACAATTGAATAAGTAGCTTTAGTTGCTCGTAGGCACCTAAAGCCAAAGAAGGCAAATAATATTATTGTAGAATGTTTCGTTTTCATTTTTTTGGAAATACCCTTCGTATGTGTATCTTACATTGAATATATCAATCCTTTTAAATAATTTGTCTGTTGATCAAATAAATGCTTTCTTTGGCGCTAAGTGCTTATGAGCATATAAAAAAGAACACACGACAGCCATCGTGTGCTCTTAAAAAAATATCAAAATTGCGTGTTAATTATAGCACAGAAGGAAGGATTTTCAAATGAGCAGATTTGAAAAAGGAATCATCATTGTATCTAATTTAATTATTTTAATCAGTTTTATTTCAGGAGTTATAAGTGGCAATAACTGGAATTCTACAGGAACGAGAGTTCTAAGTGTTGCATCATTAAGCATGAACTTATTAGTGGTTGAGTACATGCTCGTTGTTATCAGAAATAAATAAAGGAGAAAAATTAAATGGATAAGATTAAAATCAATTCTCTTGAATTAGAGAATGTGAAACGTATCAAAGCAGTACAGATTGAGCCATCTGAAAATGGCTTAACTATTATTGGTGGAAACAATAACAACGGAAAGACTTCCGTATTGGATGCCATCACCTGGTGTCTTGGAGGCAATAAATACAAGCCATCAAAACCAACTAGAGAAGGAAGCTATGTTCCAGCATCTCTAAAAGTCACATTAAGTAATGGTATTGTGGTTGAAAGAAAAGGCAAGAACTCAGCCTTAAAGGTCACTGATCCAACAGGAATGAAAGCAGGTCAAAACTTATTAGACTCATTTATTAGTGAATTGGCTTTAAATCTTCCGAAGTTTATGAACAGTTCAGAAAAAGAAAAAGCTGACACATTACTTCATATTATCGGAATTGGTGACGAGCTTACTAAATTGGATTTAAAAGAAAAAGCAGTTTACAATGACCGCTTAGCAATCGGAAGAATTGCTGATCAGAAATTCAAACATGCTAAAGAGATGGTCCATTACGATAATGTACCCGACAAAATTGTTTCAGCTTCTGAGTTAATCGCTAAGCAGCAAGAAATGCTAGCAATCAATGGAAGCAATGAAAGAAAAAGAGCGTATCTCGCTGAATGTAAATCTAAGTCAAAAGCCATTGAAGAAAAGATGGAAGACTTGGACAAGCAGTTAAAAGCACTTAATGAAGAGTACTTGAAAGTTATCAAGGAAAGAGACAAGGCAACTGTTGAAGTATCTAGTCTAGTAGATAATCCTACAGATGAAATTGAAAGAAGCATCAAGGAGATTGATGATACAAACACTAAGGTTCGTACGAACCTTGAAAAGAAAAAAGCAGAGCAAGAAGCCAATGACCTCAAAAAGGAATATGCTTCTAAGTCACAGGAATTAGAAGACATTAGAAAAGAAAAGGCTAGCTTATTAAATAATGCTGATCTTCCTCTTGAAGGTCTAGGAATCGAAAATGGAAAAATCACTTATCTTGGTCAAGAATGGGATAACATGAGCGGTTCACAGCAGCTAAAAGTGGCTACTGCTATCTGCAGAAAAATCAATCCTAACTGTGGATTTATTCTATTAGATAAGCTAGAGCAGATGGATATGAACACTCTTACAGAATTTGGTGCTTGGCTAAAGTCCGAAGGACTACAAGCTATTGCTACACGAGTAAGTACAGGTGACGAGTGCTCAATCATTATTGAAGATGGCTATGTTGCCAAAAATAACTTAGAAAAAGAAAAGAAAGAAGAAGCAAAAGAAGAACCAAAAACGGTTGCTAATTCTTGGGAAGGAGTGAAGTGGTAATGAATTTTGAAATCACAAAAGGAAAAATTAAAAAGCCTTATAAAGTAGTCGTATACGGTCCTGAAGGAATTGGGAAGTCAACCTTTGCTTCTCATTTTCCTGACCCTTTATTTATTGACACAGAAGGATCTACAAGATCGTTAGATATCAAGAGACTTCCTAAGCCAACATCTTATGAAATGCTCAAACAGGAGATTGATTACATCATTCAGAATAATACATCTATCTGTAGAACATTAGTCATTGACTCAATTGACTGGGGAGAATCGTTAATCGTTCAAGACATATGTAATAAATACCAAAAGAAAGGTATTGAAGATTTTGGTTACGGAAACGGCTACGTCTACACAAAAGAGGAAGTCGGAAGACTTCTCAACAGATTAGAAAATGTAATTGAAAGTGGAGTGAATGTCGTTCTTACTGCACATGCTCAGATTAGAAAATTTGAAAAACCAGATGAAAGTGGTGCTTTTGACAGATATGAATTGAAGCTAGGAAAGAAGACTGCTTCACAGACTGCGCCTCTTGTAAAAGAATGGGCTGATATGGTTCTATTCGCAAATTATCAGACATTCGTCTCAAAAGATGAAAAAGGCAAAACAAAAGTATCAGGAAACAGAAGAGTAATGTATACAGTTCATAACGCTTGTTGGGATGCCAAAAACAGAGATGGCCTTCCAGAAATGTGCGACTTTGATTATAAAGTCATTAAGCCAATCATTGAAGAACCATTGAATAATGTTTCTAGCGCTCCTGTAAATGAAAAACCACAAACACAAGTGAATGTGCCTGTTGAACCAAAAGAGCCACAGATTGAAGAAAATAAGCCTGTAAGTGCTATTGATTTTGGCTCTGAAGAATATCAGAAGATTCCTTCTAAAGTAAGAGACTTGATGAAATGTGACAGTATATCAATTGAAAAACTAAAAGAAGTCATCTTCTTAAAGGGATTCTTCCCGAAAGATACTCCAATCGAAAATATGCCTAATGACTTCTGGGAATTTATCGCTAGCAATTGGAGCAACTTAAAAGACTTTATCACAGAAACAGAAATTCAATTTTAAAAGGAGATTAAGAAATGGATAACAATTTTAATAACTACAATCAGAATGGATTCAACCAGAATAATTATAACCAAGCAACTCAAAATGATGGTGCTATGGGTTGGGATGATACAATTACAGCTGAAGCCAAAGAATACACATTATTGCCTGTCGGAAATTATCAATTCATCATTAAAGATAACTTCATTAGATCTAAGACTTCAGGCAAGGGAAAAATCCCTGTTGTATGCAATAAGGCAGACATCACTCTAACAATCAATTATGAAGGAAAAGAAGTAAAAGTGACCACTTCATTAGTTCTTCACAAGTCCTGTGAATGGAGAATTGCCCAATTCTTCGAATGCATCGGGATGAAGCAGAAAGGAGTTCCGTTCCGTCCTGACTGGAACGGAATTATTGGAAAAACAGGAACAGTTAAAATCTCTCATAGAGAATATAACGGTTCAACTTACAATGATGTAAAAGAATTCGTGATCAGTGATACTCCAGCACCAACTCAGCCACAGGCTTGGGGAAACAATAGCTGGAAATAATGCAATTAAGACCATATCAACAAAAGGCTCATGATGCCATATTCACAGAGTGGGAAGAGAAGGGAACTCAAAGAACCCTTCTCGTTCTTCCCACTGGCTGTGGAAAAACAATAGTGTTCGCAAAAGTGGCTGAGGACTGTGTTAAAAGAGGAGATAAGGTTCTTATTTTAGCACATAGAGGCGAACTACTAGAACAGGCATCTGACAAAATTAAGAAAGTGACAGGACTTGGCTGTGCAGTCGAAAAAGCTGAACAAACATGTATTGGCAAATGGTTTCGAATTGTTACTGGAAGTGTTCAAACACTACAGAGTGACAAAAGATTGTATAAGTTTTCGAAAGATTATTTTGACACAATAATCATCGATGAAGCCCATCACGTTTTAAGTAATGGGTATCAGAAAGTATTGGAGTATTTTAACAGTGCAAAAGTACTTGGGGTAACTGCCACTCCAGATAGAGGAGACATGAAGAACTTAGGCTCTTACTTTCAGACTTTGGCATATGAATATACTTTACCAGAAGCAATTAAAAGCGGTTATCTAGTGCCAATCAAAGCGTTGACTATACCACTGACTTTGGATTTATCAAGCGTTTCAATGAGTGCTGGAGATTTCAAGGCAAGTGATATTGGTAGCGCACTAGATCCGTATCTTGAAGGTATTGCCAGCGAAATGGAAAAGTACTGCAAGAATAGAAAAACAGTTGTATTCCTTCCACTGATTTCAACATCTCAAAAGTTTGTTGAAATTTTAAATAAACATGGTTTCAAAGCCACTGAAGTTAATGGCAATTCCAAAGACAGAAACGAGATTACAAAAGACTTTGCAGAAAATAAATACAATGTCCTTTGCAACTCGATGTTATTAACAGAAGGGTGGGATTGCCCTGATGTTGATTGCGTTATTGTACTAAGACCAACAAAAGTAAGAAGTCTCTATTCTCAGATGGTTGGAAGAGGTACAAGACTTTCACCTCAGACAGGCAAGAAAGACTTACTTTTGTTAGATTTTCTATGGCACAGCGAAAGACATGAATTATGTCATCCGGCATCACTTATCTGTAATAGTGATGAAGTCGCTAGAAAAATGACTAAGAATCTAGAAGACAGCGCAGGAGTGGAAATGGATATCCAAGAAGCTGAGGAAGAAGCCTTGAAAGATGTCCAAGAAGAAAGAGAAAAAGCACTTGCTGAGCAGCTAAAAGAAATGAGAAAACGCAAGAAGAAACTAGTTGATCCATTGCAGTATGCAATGAGCATACAGGCTGAAGACCTGCAGAATTACATTCCTTCTTTTGGATGGGAATGCGCTCCAGCAAATGAAAAGCAATTAAAGTATTTAGAAGCACATGGAATTGAGTCCAATGAAGTTCCTAATGCTGGATATGCTTCTATGCTGATTGACAGATTGAAGTTAAGAAGTAAAGAAGGACTAGCTACTCCAAAGCAAGTAAGATTCCTCGAAAGAAAAGGATTTAGAAATGTCGGCACTTGGAAGTTCAAAGATGCTAATTCTATGATTTCTAGAATTTCTGCAAATAGCTGGAGAATTCCAAAAGGAGTACAAGCTTCTACTTATAAGCCAGAAGGAGTTGAATAAGAATGAAACAATACAATCTATTAGAGCTGCTTGACTATATCAACCCTTCTGAACTTTCCTATCAGGAATGGACTAATGTTGGAATGGCTCTCAAGCATGAAGGCTATGAAGCAAGTGACTGGGATTCCTGGAGTGCTCAGGATTCAGAAAGATATAAAAGAGGAGAGTGCTTTACAAAATGGAATTCCTTCAATGAAACGGCAGGGGATATTGTCACAGGTGGAACAATCTTCGATTATGCTAAAAGAGGTGGTTTTGTTCCTCCAAAAAAGATAGATCCTAATGATGGTGTTCTTGATTGGGAAGATGAAATTGGCAATATCATAGACAAGGACTCTATAGATAGTATTGAGTTACATGAGCCTAGTGATTCGAATTGGAATCCAGCAAATGAGTTAATCAGATACTTAACTACTCTATTCGATACAGATGAATATGTTGGCTTCGTGGTTTCCTCGATAGAAAATGAAAAAGGAAAATTCATTCCTGGAAATCGTGGAAACTTTAGAATGACAGCAGGGCAGATTGTTGAAGGGCTTCACTCGTGCAATGGCGATATTGGTGCAGTGATTGGAGACTACAATCAAGCAGCAGGTGCATGGATTCGTTTTAATCCATTGAACGGTGAAGGTGTTAGAAACACTGATATAGCATCTTTTAAATATGCTTTAGTAGAATCTGACAGTTTAGATATAGGCAAGCAGTTGTCTATTATCCATCAATTAGAATTGCCTGTTGCTGCAGTTGTATACAGTGGCTCTAAGTCAATACACGCTATTGTCAAGGTTGATGCGTCAGACAATAAAGAATATAGAGAAAGAGTAAGCTACTTATATAAGATATGCGATAAGAACGGACTTGAAGTTGATAGCCAAAATAAGAATCCATCAAGACTTTCAAGAATGCCTGGATGTGTTCGTGGCGAACATAAGCAGTTCATCATTGAAACCAATACAGGAAAAGAGACATGGTCAGACTGGGTTGAATGGGTCGAGTCAATGAATGATGATTTACCCGACGAAGAAAATTTGGCTGATGTATTGTTTAATCTTCCTGATTATGCAGAAGAATTAATCGAGGGAATCTTAAGACAAGGTCATAAGATGCTATTGGTCGGTCCTTCAAAAAGTGGCAAGTCATTCTCATTAATTGAGTTATGTATCGCAATTGCAGAAGGTACTAAGTGGATGGGTAGACAGTGCAAACAGGGAGATGTGCTATATGTCAATTTCGAATTGGATAGAGCTTCCTGCCTTCACAGATTTAAAGATGTTTATCAAACATTAGGATTGACTCCCAATAATGCAAACAGAATTTTTATCTGGAACCTGAGAGGGAAGACTCCTGCACTAGATCAGTTAGTGCCAAAGCTAATCAGACGAGCAGAAAAGAAAAAGTATATCGCTGTAGTAGTTGACCCTATTTATAAAGTTATAACAGGTGATGAAAACAGTGCGAGTGAAATGGCTAAGTTCTGTAATCAGTTTGATAAGATAGCAGATGCGCTTGGTGCATCTGTCATCTATGCACATCACCACTCTAAAGGTGCACAAGGTGGCAAGAAATCAATGGACCGTGCAAGCGGCTCAGGAGTTTTTGCAAGAGACCCTGACGCGCTGCTAGATATGATTGAATTGGATATGAGTAAAGAAGTCAAGGAACACTTCATTAATGAAGCAAGAGTTGAAGCAATGCATGCTGTACTTGATAAGTATGTTCCTAAGTGGAAGACATACATCTATCAGACTAAGAAAACAGATGATCATGATTTTGAAGCAATGAATGACTACTGTGCTGAAATGCTTGGATTCGAGCAGATGAATGAATTGCAGTATCTAACAGAATTAAAAGTTAATGAAGCTAAACATATTACTGCCCTTCAGATATCTGGAACTCTTAGAGAATTCGCTACTTTTGACCCTATCAACTGCTTCTTTAAATATCCTGTTCACTTCTTGGATAATGGCAACTTGTTAAAAGGGTGCCGTCCTGAAGGTTCAAAGAAAAAATCTAAATTCGAAAAGATGAACGAGACAAATAAAAAGAAACAGGATGAAAATATTGAATTATTCTTAAATGCTTTCGAACAGTTAAATCATGATGGCCAAGTCACTGTAAAAGAACTTGCTGAAAGTGGTTTGATGTTGGGGAAGACGTATGATTCATTGAAACGTGGAATACCTAGATGGATTAAAAATGGAAATCTAGAAGGGTACGAATACGAAAAAGGCACAATCAAAAAGTGTTAAGGGCACATGTAAAGGGCACACTATATATATATATATATATGCCCCTTGCACAATTGCTAATTACGTACATACATACTTATAGGGAATTTGAGATTCCCCTATAAGTGTATGTCACGTATTATCAAAGTAATTGTGATTTTTGAAAGAATTGAGGTATAAACAATGCAGTTTTTTATAAAGATGATTCCTCCAACAATTACAGCACAGGAGCATAGAATCGGAAGATATGGAGTATATAAAAGTCCTGAGCAGAAACAGGCATACGTTAAGTTAAGAGATGCAATCGCACCTTACGCTCCTAGTACTCCGATTGATCACGCTTGCCAGTTGATTGTTAAATGGTGCTTTCCTTTAAATAATAGTCACAAAGTGGATGGTGAATATAAATACACAAAGCCTGATACTGATAATTTAAATAAGATGTTAAAAGACATTTTGGAAGAGTTAGGCTTCTACACTAATGATTCAAGGGTGGCTTCTGAAGTGATTGAAAAATTTTGGAGTGCAGTTCCAGGAATCTACATATCATTAGAAGAACTATGAAATACGTATATAAGAAAGTCGATTATTACTCTATGCAGCAGTTAATGGATTTAATCGAACAGTTAAGAAATGAATATCAAGTTATAGGATATGAAGCATATGCACAAAAGCAGTATGCAGTATTGACTTTATATCATAAGAAAGAGGAGAAAAACAAATGGAAAAATTATATCTGGTAAAGTTAGGAAAATTATATGTGACTAATACATCAAGTGATTCAGTCACTTTAAAAGAAAATGCAGAAAAGGCAAAAGTATTCGCCGATGAATTAGAAGCTGAAACTTTGGCTAATATTCTAGGTGCTCAGTTGATCACATTCGTTTTGGAGGGCTAGAGATGTTTAAAGAAATAGGAAGAGTAGTGGAATTATTAAAATACCCACAAAGCATAATTTTAGGATTGGATAAGGTAGCACATATTAATAGTGATGACCTAACTCTCACTATTACATCAGAAGAATGCGCTGAGTTAATCCAAGCCATCACAAAAGTAAAGAGATATGGCTTTCATGATGAATATGAAGAAAACTTACACGAGGAAGTGGCTGATGTGCTTATCTGTATTGCTGAGTTAGTATGCTTAGGCTACTTGGATATTGATAAAGTCAGAGACTATCAGAAATTGAAAATCAATAGAGAGCTAGAACGTGCAATCCAGAAAGAGGAAGAACTTAGAAAGGAGACAGAAAAGCATGGAACTTGTGAGTGATGAAAAACTAGAAGCAGTCGCTGACTTCTTGGCAGATGATGAAGTGTTCGGAATTGCTCCATGTTCACATTTTAATAATTCTCTAAAAAGAAATAGAGTTAACGTTCCTTGTGACGTTGGAGACTGTGAAGGAGACTGTCCATTCTATTCAAAAGAGAACTTCATTAAGTGGATTAAAAAACCAGACAGTAAGTATGATGTTAGTAATTTAAAGAGACCACAGCAAGAAGACTTTATCGGATATGATAACGTAAGCAACAGTCTTCTTGACAAAGATGGATATATCAAAGCGTTAGAAGAATATTGTGATAACTTAGGAGACGCTCTCGCTGACGCTGAATATGATTTTGAAGAAGCGGAATGTGAAAATAGAGAGTTGCAAGATGTACTAGAAAAGATTAGAGGTGTTCTTGATGGAAAATATTAAACAAATAAATATCTATCTAGTAGATGGATCTAGATACGTAGTTATTCCTTCAGATGATAATTTAGCCAAATATGTAAAAGGTAATTTTTATGGAGGATATAACATTGGCATCTCAAAAAATGAAGCGAAATCAATTATTCATGAGTGGGTTTTCGGGGGTAGAAGACAACTAAGCCCTCAGGTTGCTGATGTTGGTATTACAGCAAGTAATATTATTTCCATAGAGCTTTTAGAACATGAAGAATGAATTACAGATTAAAGGAGTAATCATTATGAGTTATAGCATTGGCATTTATGTGAAAGTTGAAGGCTGCGATAAATTCGCAGAAATCGCATATCCCGAATTTTCTTCTCCTGGTTATAAACTAGGCAGACTTTTTAGAAGTTGCATGGATTGGAACTTCAAAAGTGAAGAATATTATAGATGTGATTATGCAGTAGAGCGCTTAAACAAAGGAATTAAAGAATTAATGTATTGTCCTAAAGAGCATCTAAAATTGAATCCGACATTAAGCATGGGGTCGGTGGCTAGTTCACTTGATATATTAAGTTCAGTAAGAGAATGCATTTTAAAACAGGCTGAAAATATTCCACTAGAATGCATGTATATGAAATGGGAGTGATTAATATGTTAAACGCAGAAAAGTATAGGGAAGAAATATCAGAAAATTCAAATGTTGTTTCTGATTTTTCAATGAGTAAGGATAAGCATACAATCAAGAAATGTCTTGGTGTCTGTAAGGATTGTTTCTTTCACGAAGCAGGAGATCACTGCTTGGATATTAAAGTTAAATGGCTCTTATCAGAATACAAAGAGCTTATTAAGTTAACGAGATTGGAATATTCGCTGTTACGTCATGTTTACAAACTATATTATAAATATATTGCTAGAGATAAAAATGGCGATATTAGTTTATATTTAGACGAACCAGATAAAGATCTATTAACAGAAATTTGGCATGGTAAAGAATATGCATTTACGTTATTTAACAGCTTATTTAAGTTTGTTAAATGGGAAGATTTAGAGCCTACATCAATAAAAGATGTGCTCAGCAATTGCGAGGTGAGCGATGGTGAGAGTGAATGAAGATGGCTAATAGAAAAATAGTTAAGGGGGATGTCTTGTGAAATATATAATTGACAATATCAATAGAATGGCTGGAAAGTATACTCCTCACCAGGTCTTCGCTGACTGGGTTGAAATGTCAGCATTATCAATTGCGCAGAGTATCGAACCAGATGAAGAACGCGAAAAGGCGTTCTTCAACATCGCTATAAAGTACAGTAAAGATGATTTCTTAATACTCGGATGCATGTTAGGACGTCTTTCTTCTCTTCTAGAGAACAATCTAGATGATTATCTTGGGAAGATCTACATGGAATTAAGTTCAGGAAACAGTCATACAGGTCAGTTCTTCACTCCATTTCATATTTGTAAAATGATGGCAGGCGTTGCGTTAGCTGATTATGATGGAGGAACTGAATATCTTAATGAGCCCTCTTCTGGTGGCGGTGCAAACATACTTGCATACGCAAAAGTGATGAAAGAAAAAGGATATAACTATCAGCAGTTATTGGAGGTGAAAGCACAGGACTTGGATTATAAGTGTGTATACATGACATATGTGCAGCTTTCACTGGCTGGAGTAAATGCAGAAGTTGTTCAAGGTAACAGCCTTGAAGGGAAACATAATGTTGTGCTGCATACTCCAATGTACGTAATGAGAGGTGGTTTAAGTGTTAAAGGACGAAATAATCAATAGAGTAATATGCTCTATGAAGATGCTGAATGGAGAAGAACTCACAATCTTGCGAGGGGTGCTGCTTGTGGCACTTGATGGAGTTGAATTGGTCAGGAGCAAGAATGAAATATCTACAGATATATTGGATGACAATGAACTGATTCAGAGATTTCTTGTTCAAAAGAAAATTGATGGATTATCGGAAAGAACTATTGATTACTATAGAGTCACTCTTGAAAAGTGGCTTCACTTCTACATCAAAAAAAGCGTTCTCGAGTGGACTAGAGACGATGTAAGAATGCACTTTGCAAGAAGAATGATTGATTATCCTGATGTTTCTAAAGTGACTATAAACAATGACAGGAGAAACTTCTCGTCCTTCTTTACATGGCTCATGGATGAAGGGTATCTAAGAAATGGCAATCCGATGAAAGCCATGAAGAAAATAAAAGTAGATAAAGTGATTAAAGAACCTATTCCTGATGATCAGATTGAAGTTATGCGAGATAAGCTCGCAGAAAAGAAGAGCGCTAATGAAGTAGGAACGAAAATGTGGCTGAAGGTAGTGAGAGATCAAGCAATTTTTGAATTTCTTCTTACGACTGGCTGTCGTATAGGAGAACTGACAACTGCTAAATTAAAAGACTTAGATCTAGAGCGTAAAGAAATTAAAGTCTTCGGCAAAGGTGCTAAAGAAAGAGTATGTTATTTAAACACTTTAAGTGTGCTCAGGATGCAGCAGTGGCTTGATGCTAGAAAAAATATAGAGAATGAATATATATTCGTTGCTGTTGATAAAACTAAAGGAAAACATCAAAGATTGAAAATAAGCGGTGTAGAAATAGCTATCAGAAGACTCGGCAGAGAATGTGGATTCGAAAATATACATCCTCATAGGTTCAGAAGAACTGCAGCAACTACCGCTTTAAGAAAAGGTATGCCAATTGAACAGGTACAGTTGATGTTAGGTCACGAGCAGATTGATACGACTATGATCTATGCGAAGACTGATACCAAGAACGTTAAATACTCACATGATAAATATATGTAATAGTTAAGAAGGGAATGATATAGATGATTTTATTACAGGTATTAGAAAATGTATTTTCTATATTTGCTATTGTCATGCTGATCATTGGAATTTTTATTGTGTTATCTGTGATTGCTGTTGCAATTTTAATTGTTATGTCGGTGATTGTGAATGGCATAGAAGAAGATAAAGAAAATAATAACTGACAAGAAATGACAAGGGAGGTATATAAAATGCGAGGTAAAAGAACAGACACGTACTATGTCTATGATGCATATACAGATGAACTCGTAGGATGTGGCAGCTTAGCAAAAATATCAGAGTTGTTTGAGATTACACCAAGAACGCTTAAAAAATATGCAGAGAATGGCAGTCTATACGCGTCACGTAATACTGATAATCTCCTGAAATTTAAAAGAATAGATGGAATTATTGAAGATGTTGAACCAATAATTAAAGTTGTATCAGGAAAAGTTAAAACTAAACGAAGCAGAAGATTGCTATGTAACTTTGTTGAAGTGTTCGATGTATTTAAAGAGCCAAAAACAGAAGAAGAAAAAGAATACATGAGAACACATTTTTCTATCATTGATTTAAATCGAGTTTATTTTAAACTGCGAACAGCAAAAGAAAATGAGTACCCTTTTAAAATATCATTTTACACAAATAGTAATTCCACCACTTTACTGCATAAAGAATATTATTATTCTAAGAAACTAGCAGAGCAACGTATCAGATATTTACAGAAATTTGTCGCTAAAAGAGAGCTTGGCGATTTTTGGTATGATAATAACTACTATGATGATATCGGAAGAATAGTATATGTTACACGACTAAAAAATGGTAATAATCTGATTCAGTCTCTAGACGGAGTACAGACATCTAAGACAGATCGTGCCCATTATTTAGATTTACTCTCATTTATTCAGCATGAATTCATAAGATAACTACACAGGGCATTGAGTTCTTTATATTTAACTCATAAGAAAATTTAAAATAAGAAAATCTATATGGATTACTCTTAATAGATTTGTTTCTAAAAGCAAGATCCTCACATGGACTTGATGCCCTAACATATTCTTAAAACCTAACAACAACAGCAGTGTCATGGCTTTGCTTCCATCTCTTCACCTTACTTTGCAAAGAATAAGAGTATGAAGCGCTAATTTTGCTATCCAACTAAAAAGTTATGGTGATGCTGGGAGAAGAGAAGACGGAAATTGAAAACCAATAGGAAGAGTAAAGGACTGTTTTCTTCTTCTCCAGAAAGGAGGTTTAATGGGAAATTTTGTTTTATATCGTAATGGAAAAAGAACCGATATAACTGGATCAATAGAAAAGATAAGTCAGTATGTTGATGCTACTCAATTAGCTCTAAAACATAGATGGCAACGTATATATAAACATGAAAGTGTATTTTCAAATGAGATACCTATTAAAATAGGGAGTGCATACGATAATGAGGAATATATGGCAAATGTATTTGCTCATAGAAAAGTACACAAGAAAGAAAAGAAAAGAGCAAGCTATGAAGATAGGCAGTTCTATGTTGTCTATGACATGAATGACAATGTAATTGTTGCAGGCACTGCTGAAGAATGCGCTAATAGGCTATCCATTGGATTAGCTAGTTTCTACTGCAAGGCAAGCAATCAGCACAGCGATAAATACAATGCAAGGCATCCTAGCACTGCCCCAAGAAAATATTATGTATATACTTTAAAAGATAAGGAGGAGTGAAATTAAATTGTTTTTTATTCTATTTGTATTGGTGATAGTGATTTATTTATTTT